TGAAGTCTCGTGAAAGAACCTTGTCGGGCGTGCCGGGCATGTCGTGCTCCTCTAGTCTCGGTGGGCGGTGAGTGCCCTGACGTGCAGGGCGAAGTTCAACGTGTAGCGGTAGCGGTTCTTGAGGTCGGTGCCGATGTTCACGGGCGCCGTCTGGGGCGACTCGCAGACGATGACGAAGACCTCGTCGGTGCCGTTCGCGTCGAGCAATGCGTAGCGCAGTCCTTGGAGTGCCCCGTACAGGGCCACAGAGCGCGCTAGGGGCGTCGCGTAGTCGTTCGGCGCCCCACGTACCATGAGCTGCACGGTGGGCTCGTCATAGCCCCATGTGGCCGCCGCCGGCGTCGGGTTGCCGCCCGTCGAGAGAATCATCACGGCGGCGTCGGGGGTGTCCGGCAGTCGCTCCGGGAAGCAGTCGCCGCCGACGGCTGTGGTGTAGGTGACGAGCCCGGCGGTGGTCAGGTATTTGGCGAGGGCGCGCGCAATCATCCCATCTTCTCCTTGATGCTCACGCCGATGGTGACGCCGAGCCGCTTGGCGTTCTCCTTGGCAGCCGTCTCCAGAAACTTGGCGTGGCCGGTGCTGTGCTTGGCCGTCGTGTCCTCGTGCACCATGACGGCGATGCTGCTGGGCACGCGGGCGCGGCCGTCGCTACTCCCCGGCCCTGTGGTGTAGCCGACTTGTGCGGACGGTCCCGCCTCGTCGACTTCGACCTTGCCGGAGTCGCGCAGGAATCCGCCGCCGACTGGGGCCACGGGTACGTCTGGGGTGGCGATCTGCAACAGTTCGTCGGCCGCTTCCTTGAGCGCCGCGGCGCCGGCCTCGTGCATCCGCGCCTTGCAGATGCCCGTGCGGTCGGAGAGCACGACGAGTCCGCCTAGGAGGCTCACAGGGCCTCGGTCTCTTCCTCGGGCTCGGGCGCGTTGGGAATCGCGACCTCGTCGATGACGCCCTCCGGGTGACCAATCTTGTGCATGAGCCGCTTGAACACTCCGCCGGTGGCGAATGGCGCGGCCTCCTCCTCGGGGGCCGGGATGAAGCGCGGCTCGTCGGCGTCGTCGACCGTCGTCACGTCCACCACGCCTATCGGCTCGTCTGCGGGCTCCAGGTCCATCTCCTGGTCGAACCACATCACCATGTCGGCGTGCGGCAGCTTGTACCAAGGCATCTCAATCCTCCTGAGCCGGCGTCATTTGCATGTGATTTTGACCTGCACGGCCTCGCCGGGGCGCCCCTGTGGGCCGGCCGTGATGACGTAAGTGACGCTGCCGTCAATCACGACTCGCGCCCCGGTCACGAACGGCGCCGCGTCGTCGGGGTGGACGTATGCGGTGACTTCGGAGACGGTCTCTGCGCCCGCTGCGTCGCGTACCAGTTGGCGCGTGTAGGAGACCTTGCCGAGCACGGTGACGGGGTCGGCATAGATGGTGCCGTCGCCGCCCTCGCCGAGGCGTTCCTCGACCGTTATCGAGTCTCGGCGCAGACTGCGGGGGAGCCTCTTCACGGCCAGATCCAGGGGATGTAATACGTGATGCCGTCCACCGTGACGGGCGTTCCGATTCCGGCGCCGATGGTGTCCGGCAGCATGCCTTGAAGCTCCAGCGTCCCGACACTCGACTTGCCGGCGGACCGGCGCATGATGCGGGTCTCGTCTGGGGTGAAGTACACGCCCGAAGATGCGGCCGAGACGCGCCAACTGTAGTCGCCGATGGTCTCGCCGCCGAGGCCGAGGGGGTTCTCATAGGCGCGGCGCACGGCCGTACAGACCGTCGCGGTGACGGATCCGGGCACCGGCGGCAGCACGCCGAGGACGGCTTCGTATGTAGTCCCCGTGATGTCCGCGGCTAGGGCGCAGGCGTCGTCAATGAGGGCGCCGACCCGCGCTTCGTCGGCGAGCGGGATGGTGTTTTCGTAGCGGGTCGCAAAATCGTCGAGGGAAACGAAGGTCATCGCATTAGGCTCCTATCGGTACGCGAAGGACCTCGCCACCCGCCTGCAAACCAGCGCGGGTGGCGAGGTCGGGTTGTCGGGCCTGGAGTCAGTCCTTCTTAGTCGTCTCCACGCCGCCCTTGACACCCTTTACGTCGCCGATGTCGTCGGCCTTGGGCCGCTGCGGCTCCGCGCCGGTGTGAGGATGGTAGTTCGACGGCCCGATGCGGTCGCGGTAGTCCCCGCGCTTGGGGCCGTCGCCCAGGGCATCCTCGGGACCCTGCGGCTCCGAAGAGTCCCCGGGCAGCATCGGGACGCCCAGGTCGAGGGCGTCGTCGTGGGTCGTTTCGGGCTTGGTTTCGGGCTTGGTTACGGGCTTGGTCTTGTCGTCCATGAGTGCTCCTGTTCGGGCAGAGGAAGGGCTCCCCGGGGCGCACGATGTGTACGCCCCGGGGCAGGTGGTTAGGTCGCGAGGACGCCGGAGAGGCGAGCGGCGGCCTTGCCGGAGAACACGCCGAGGCCGACGAACCATTCGATCCTGGTCCGGAAGCACGGCTTGACGTCAAGCTCTCCGAGGTCGGTCGCGCGGAGGCTGCCGTTCTGCAGGCCGCACACGCTGCCGTCTTCCTCGCCGTTGCCGAACTTGACGGCATAGATCGAGGAGGTGAGGCTGGACGTGCCCGCGGTCTCGGTCTGCGGGATGACGAGCGTGCCGTCAGCCTTGTTACCGATGTCGAGCAGCGGGATGCCGTTGTACAGCTGGATATGGCGGCCGAAGCTGTCGATGGTCTGGTCGTAGGTGGTCAGGCGCCGCGCCGAGCTGGCGATCTTCGCCTTGACGGCGGCGTTCATGTACAGCGCGCCGTTGCTGGCGTTGATGCCGAGCACCGATGCGATGAGGTTGTCGAGCTGGTCGAGGAACAGGTGCCTGTCGGCGTCGGTCGCCCCCAGGATGGACAGGCCATTGGTGCCGGCCACGATGGTCTGGGCACCGACGAGGCGCTTCTTGATGCCGTCGAAGCTGTTCGCGTCGGTGGCGGTGTCGCCGTTGATGAACGTGTCGTCGAACTTGTACGCCGCAGCCTTGACCTTCATGTTCTGCTGCGTGGTGCGCAGGTCGGCGAGGTTGCCGCCGGTCGCGACGAGGAACGTATCCACGTCGGCGTCGCCGCCGAGGATGACGATGGACTCAGTCTTCGGGTTCACGGTGCCAGTCGACTCCGCGTAGGCGGCGTTGACGGCGCGGAACTCGATGCCGGGGAGCGCCAGCTCTTCGTTGTACTGGTAGGCGTTGCCGGCGATGTCCTTGAAGGGGATACGGTCGATGACCGGGGATTCCTTCACGAACGTCTGGACGAGGCCGGGGACGATGGGGTTGTTCGTGAGCTTGGTGGCTTCAGCCAGGGTCAGTGCCATGGTGTCGAACTCCTTGTTTCAGTTGCCCCTAGCGTCTGCCGGGGGCCGGTTTACTGCCTGTTGGGCTTACTTGGTGCGTTCGCGTAGTAGTCGCGAGCGCGCTGCTGTGGGTCGTCGGACAGTTCCTCCGCGTTGGTCGACCCGGACTTGAGCTTTTCTTTCGGCCGCGTCGAGGGCTTGTCGCCATCGGATGCGTCCTTGGTCGTGAACGAATCGAGCAGCTCGTCGGCGTCCGCCTCAAGCTCCTCTTCGGTGGCGCCGATGAGCCGCTTGGCTTGGGCCTCTGTCAGGCCCTTGCGCATGGCGACTCGCAAGCGTGCGAGTTCTTGCGTGGCGTCTGCCGCCGCCTTGTCAGAGAGCGCAGCCTTGTCGGCCGCCTTCTGAGTCTCGGTCTTGGTCGCCTCTTCGATCTCGGCGAGCTTCTTCGCGGCGTCGCGATTCGCTTTCGCGTCCGCCTCGTGCTTGCGAGACATGGCCTTCCACTTCGCCTCGCCGGCCTTGTAGTCGTGCTCCCCGTCCGTGTCGGGCGGGGCGTCGCTGTCTGTGCCTTGCGGAGCGTCCTGCTTGGGGTCGTCCGGCTTCGGCGTCTTTTCGTCTTCTGGCATGCTGTCTGCTCCCGTGTCGGGTAGGGGCGTGAAAAAGGCCACCATGGCGGCGGCCCACGCAAAAGGCCGCTCCGAAGAACGGCCTTTTTACGGTCTGGTTGTTGCTGGAGAAGTGGCTTACAGGAGTCTGCCGAACTCCTGCGGATGCTTCGCGCCCTTACTGAGGTTGCACGTCGGGCACGCGATAACTAGATTCTCGGGACCATTACTGCCGCCGAGAATGACCGGCATTACGTGGTCGACATGGTAGGTGTCGCCGACCTTG